GTTTGGCGGCTTCTTCTATCTTTTGGCGTTCGGCCTCGACTGCCTTACGCTGTTCAGCTAGAGTCTGCGTCTTTTTTGTGTAATCTGATGTGCGGGAATATCCCTTGATGAGTTCGTCTAAGTCCACCTCTAGTTCTTCGTTGTCAACTTTGACACGAAACCGTTGTGGTTCTTGGACTTCTTCTTCTTGAACTTCCTCGCCTTCCGCTTCCTCGGATTCCTCGGCTTGCGCTTCGTACTCCTCGGTTTCTTCTTGCGCTAGTTCCTCGGCTTGGCCTTCTGGCTGCTCTGGTTCCAGCATCCCAAAGATTTTGGCGGCTGCATCGTCTACTGTTGGACTCCCTTGCGGGTTGGTCTGCTCCATCTGTGACTCCTAGTAGTTAAAAAACTTTCCAGCGTTTCTTGTCAATCTCCTTTTGCATGGCTATTGACTTGAGTGACGCTACAAACTCGTCCAGCCCTTTGAGTTTTAGGCGCTCGCGTTCACGAACATCCACATCCTCATCCCGACTGTCTAATATGTTGGAAATATACATCAGGCGTTGCTTTTCTACAACACCCATGAAAAACTCGTCTTGCAAGAAGGCTATTGCCCGTTCTGTTTCGTTCAACCAGGTATCTCCACGTTTCCTGTAATCTGTGCCCCTACCTTGGCGGCTTTAAGCTGCGCCTCGGCTTGGAATTCTGCCGTCTTGAGTTGTAGCTGGGCGGCGGCTTTCTCGCGCTCCAACTGAATCTGTGCGGCTGCCTTGCCCTTGGCAATCTCAATGTCGTTTAAGGCTCTGGCGCGGTCAATCTCAATCTGGGCTTGGGCTTGTTGCATGATGGCATCCATCGCCGGGTTCGGAGCCGGTTGCTGGGGCTGCATTATCTGCTGTTCCATCTCAGGTGTAATCTCGCGGAAGAACTCGTTGGTGTCCTTGAACCCTGCGGACTCAATGAAGCGACCCAAGGTGTTGCGGTACTGGCTTGGGGATACGAGGGGGTTAGCCATACCCATCTGGGCAAGGATTTGTTCCTGCTTTTGGAGAACGGCGGCGGTCATAGCCATCTGCTGTTCACGGTTGCCGGTTCCTAGCCCTACGTTGATGGAGATGTCGTACTCGTTACTCCACTCGCGGGGGTCAATTGCCACAAACTTGCCACGCATCCGCACGATTCTTTCCTTGTCTTGGTACTTGCAGACCAAGTGCAGGATTGCCTTAAACAGGTCTTTAACACCGCTTTCGGCAAATATCCGAGCGATTAACTCAACCTTTGCTGCTCCTGCGTTCTGAACCATAGCCACGGCGGTAGCGGTAGTGTTTTGCAGGATGTTGGGGTCTAAGCCCTGAGAAGCCTGTGTAACGCCTGTGCGCTTTTGCTGAATCTCGTCCATGTAAGCAAGCATGGGGAAGGCTTGGCCTGCCACCATAGGAACTTGCAGTGGCGTGATAGCCGCGTTGTTCTTGACCCGGACAATGCCGCCAGGCGTGACGGTCAACATATCGTCTAGGTTTACCTGTCCGTCCACTACTGCCATCCGAGCATTGTTAGACAAATACAGGTTGTCTAGCATCTGACGGGTAATCGTGGTCTTAATCTTCTGAATGTCTGACACCCTGTCTGCCAAGCTGTGCCCGAAGAACTTGTGTGGCATGGGGATTGGGCAGACGGAGCAAAACGGGATGAAGTCGGCTTCCTCGTTCTCTAGGATTGTGCTTCCTGCGTAGAACACTCGGCGCAACTCAGCGATTCCGTCGCCGTCGTAGTCTGTCCTGATATAGCACTCGAACGTCTCAATCTCGTCCATTGAGGTGTCAAGGCTGGGGTCATCTGGCTGCTCGCCGTTGGGGAACCGCGCTACCCTTTCTGGGGTGAACGTCAGGTCGTCGTAGGCTGGCAACTCGTCAATCTCTTTAGCCTTGAACCCCATCGCTAGTAACTCTGAGCGGGTGGTTAGTTTGCGATGCGCCACAAATGGAGCGTCGGCAATTCGGCGGGCTTTCTTGGAGATTAGGAACTCCTCGGGAGGTACGTTCTCGACCTTGACCGAACCCTTCTTGTTGATTTTCTTGACCTTGACGTTGTAGGCAAAGATGGGCTGCATGGTCTGTACTGGCGCGCCTGTGATGGGGTCAGCCATCATTGATGGCATCTCGCCTACCTGCACCTGCTCCTGGCTTACAACCTCCATCGTGCCGTCAGACAGAAGCATTGTAAGTTCTTCGTCAGAGAGGTTCTCGTACTTCTCTTTGGTTACGTCTGTGTCGTCGTTCCACCAGACCTTGATTACCCCGTTCTTTTGCAGGAGCGCGTCCTTGAACCAAGTGTGGAATACCTCAAAGCCTGGGTTATCGTTCATCAGCACCCAGTTGCAATACTCGGTGGCTTGCTTGGCGGCTTCCTCGTCGCCCGGAGCCTTTGGCTCGAACCGCACCACATTGTCCGACTGCGTAAAGATACGGATAAGCTGTGGGAGTGCACCATCTATCGCCTCTGCGACTTCGCCTGTAACGATGGTAGACCGACCCTCGACTTCGTTGCCATAGGGTTCGCGGTTGTACGACATCAAAGCGTCACGGCGCTCCTCTACCGTCTCGGTATTGATATAGCCAATGGCGTTGTCAATCTCGTTATCAAGGATGGCTTGTAGGTCAAATTCTTGCATTTTGTAACCATTCAAAAGGGTTGGTGAAGGTCATGTCATTTCTTTTTGCACAATTTAATGACTGAGGGATAACTTGGATGTTATCTGCACAATGCAACCCACAGGCATTTTTAGACTTCAGGGGAATCATGTGGTCAACATTCCACTTTATCCCAGTTGCAATTTCTCTTTTTTGGCAGAGGTCAAACGCCCCTTGAATGACAAATTCATCAAAATCTGAAAACCACGTTGGAATAGCCATTGAAACTAAAGACCGGCGATTTGCGTTTATAGCGTTTACTTTGGCTTTGTTGTTCTGCTTCCAAAGTTTGTTTTGAATTCTTTGCTTTTCTGTAAATTGTCTTTTGGGATTCGTTTTGTAATACCAGTTCATTGAGGCAATTTTTACCACATCTTTGCAATCTCTACACAAACACCGACCGTTTGAAAGTCTTTCTTCAATGTTTCCATGTTTACACGGCTTGCCAGTAAAGTAAGTTTTTAGCCCTAATTTTTTGGCTTCTGAACGTGATTTTGCTTTCACACTATCCATTTCGTATTCACGTTAAGCGGTTTAGCCCAGGTAGACGATGTGTTTAAGCCCACAGCGAGATACCTAAAGGCATCCGAAGCGTGGGACGACCAATCATGCAGGGGCTTGTCGTAGAAAACATTACGCTTCTCATCGTACTCTCGGCGGTAGTTGCGTAGTGCATCTGTGCCTTGTTTAACTCGTGGATGGAAGTAGCAATTAGGTAGAAACCTTCTAACGGCTTGTATCCCATCGTCGACTGACACTCTGGGGCAGACGGTAATGTTGAGTCCGAGGTTTTGCAGGGCTTCTTTTCGGCTCTTTCCTGTCCCCAACTCGCGTACCTCGACATCATGGGGAAGAATATGCTCGGCATTTGTGTATTCATTGTTTCGAATCCAGTTCACATACCAATCTAGTCCGACTCCGTGGTTCTCCACGAAATCAAGTAGCCTACGCTCTTGCCCCGCAATTTGGCAGACCCAGATAGCCGTCGAATCACCAACGCCCAAGTCCCATGCGGTGTAAGTTTTGCATAAATCATCCCGCGCAAATTCCTTGAATCTCTCCGCTGGCAAGCTGTTAAGCGTAGCAGCGTAATACGCGCCCTCAACCGGACTGTCAAAGGAACACTCGAACTCTTGGGCATACTTATCATCGCCCATTTCTTTCTTAGCAGCGAGCAGTTCCTCTTTTGCAAGTATGTTCGTCTGCGAAGCCCTGAACTCCAGTAACTTCCACTCTGGCTCTTTCTCTGCTCGGTCTCTAAAATCTTTAAAGTGGTTTGCACCCTTTGGCGTTCCTAGAAATAGCGCCCAAGTAGGTTGCTGGTCTGTATGCCTATCCGTGAGAGCAGGACGAATAATCTCGTTCCATATCTTCGGGTTCTGGTCGCCAATCTCATCCAGAATAACGCCATCGAAGTATTGGCCTCGCAAAGAATCGGGGTTGTCTGAGCCATATAACTGTATTCTCCTGCCGTAGAAGTCTACACGCAACTCTGAGATGTTTGCCTCGGCTTTGAGCGGTCTCGTGAAGTTGCATAGGTAGTCCCACGCAACCCGCTTGGCCTGTCCGTAAGTCGGAGCAATGTAGGCAAATCTTGGGTCTTGCTTGTCGCATTGCAAGGAGGCGTGGATGAGCTGGTTTAAAGCTGCAACCGTCTTTCCCATCCGGCGGTGAGCCACGACCACAACAAAGCGGTGACTCTCCACAGCATCGTGAATCTGTCTTTGCTCTTGCCGTGGTTTATATCCCGTTTCAACGACTGTCTCGGTCATATTCCCGTGACCACCTTAATGGTCAGCGGGCCGTTCTCTGCGCCAGTTACTTCCGTTCTCGCTAGTTTGGGGATGTGGTACTCAATCGCCTTTAGGTAGATGTCGCACGCCTTTTCAGGACTATCCGCTGCGACCTGTGTGAGCCACTCAGCGAACTTCTCTGCGTTGTCCTCTGCCATCCTAGCAATGGCCTCTCTGACCGCCGTGGTGGACTTGTTAGGCGTTCCTGGTGGCCTTCCCTTGCCAGCGTTAGGCGGGAGCTTGCGTTCTGTAATTTCACCTACTTTACTGATTTCCATGTCCGAATCCTTAGTGGTTGTTCGGGATAAGTGTTGCTATTCTACAACAATTATAAACCTAGTTTTGCACGAATACGGCTGACGAGTAATTTAACGTCTGACCACAGGGCTTGTAACTTATCCATATCAATCCTTCTTGAGTATGACTTGCAGGGCATCTATGGCACGAGGGGTTCTTATGATGTTCCCTATGGGAACCTTTTGCTCCCTCATCTCGTGCCCTAAGTCTGAGAGTTCAAACCCCATCTGCGTGCAGGTGAACTTCTCCTCCCAGTTTAGATACCAATGCCAATCTGTGTAATATAAGAATGAGTTTTCGTTGAACGCCCGCACATGAGTCGGGTCTTGCCATGCCCCTAGACTTAGGTCGTAGGGCACATGGATGTGCATCTCGCCTCCCCGCTTTAGCAGGTCTCGGCAGTTAGTCATCGCGGACACTAGGTCTGGGATGTGTTCCAAGACATCGTTGGCGATAATCTCAGTAAACATCCCCTTCTCTACCGCGAACCGTCCCAAGCGGGTGTCTATAACGTCGCCCCACGGGACTTGTGTAATGTCTAGCAACCAATCGGGTTTCTTCTCCGGCTGGATGTCAGCGTTTATGCAGTCCTTGCGCCAATCTTTTCCTGAGCCAAGGTTAAGTTTTACGGTAGACAACTATGAAATCTCCCCAATGGTTATCGAGTAACTTTGTGTACTCGACGACGCAATTATAACCGTTGCGCTTTGCCCAGTTGAGCAAGGCTTTGGCTGCGTCTGGGTAGAATCTCCAACAATCCTGTGGGAAGGCGTGGTACTCGCCTCTGGACGGGGCGTTTAGGTAGAACAACCCACCAGGCTTTAGGATTCTCACGCCCTCTAAGAAGGTTAGCCAGAACATCTCTGCGTGTTCAAAGCAGCTACTTGTCACGACAATATCCGTACAGCCGTCAGGCAGGGGGAACTTGTACTCGTCTTCTAGGACTATATCCACACCGTTAGCAGGGGAATAGTCTATACCCGTATAAGAATAATGCTTGGGGCATACGTCTCGGAGCGAACCGTTGACAATCTGAGACCCTATCTCAACCACAGAGGCGGTCTCTAGGTGGAAGCGGTCAAAGAACCTGTTTGCTTCCTCTAGTGCGCTTGCGTGCATTACTTTTTAGGCTTATATCTCTCTTTTAACCTTGTGCCGAGCGCCTTGAGGTCTTGGAGGTCGGCTTGGTTTTGCGGGACTTTGGCTGCCCAGCGTTTGAACTGGAGCGCGGCTGGCGTGGCTCTGCC